GAGAAAGTGGTGGAGAAAGTGGTGGAGAAAGTGGTGGAGAAAGTGGTGGAGAAAGTGGTGGAGAAAGTGGTGGAGAAAGTGGTGGAGAAAGTGGTGGAGAAAGTGGTGGAGAAAGTGGTGGAGGTCAAAGTACAGAAGGCGGAGAACAAAATGCTGAAGGATTCTTTAATGGAAATATCATATCAAATGATAATTTTACAGAAAGTGATTATAATTATATTATAGCTACAACATTATTTATTTTTTCATTATTTTTTATTTACTTAAGATATAAGAAATAAATATGGGAGGCGGAGGCAGTAAAGAACCAGATAGAACCGCAAATGAAAATAATGCGGATGATATAATGAATTATTTGAATCAATTAGCAAGAAAGAGTGATAAATTAGTATGTAAAAACCAATGTGTAGCTCTTGGTCCTGCACTTAATTGTACAAGATATGATAATGTATGTTCTCGAGAAACGGATGGAACGAAAGATCCGACGACAAAAAAACTGTTGCTGGCATGGAGTGTATTTTCAGCTGTTCCGGGTTTTGAAAGAGAAGCAAATAAAATTAATGAATTAAAAGATTATTTAGAACGATGGTTTCCAAATGGTATTGATAAAGATTTATGTGATGATAGGAATGAAACTATTCAAATGTTAATTCAAAAATTAGTAGAAAGAATGATTGAAAGAAAAAGAAAAGAAGGTTTTGAAACAAATTTTAAAATCCAATACGATACTATCAAATATTATAATGATGTTGTAATTAAATCTGGAAATTTAATTGATAAAAAATATATTGGTATGGTCAGTTCATTAAATAAATCGATGGTTTATCATATGTCTCCACCAGCAAATCCAAATCAGGATTTAATGAAATGGTCAGAAGAATTATATAAATATATTTACAATTATTTAATAGAAAAAGTTAAAGCACAATTTCAAATTCATGGTGTTATTCAACAGGGTGAATTAACTGGAGAGAAAATGTTAATGTTTATGAATGCATGTGTAAAAGTAATTGAAGATAAAGATTTAGATAAATATAATGATGATACCCAAATTACCGGAGTTTCTATTGTAACATATGATGATGAACAATTAAAAAATAATAAAATATTTGATGATTTAGAATCTTTAAAAGGAGCTTGTAAATTAATTTTATTTTGTTACAGAAAAAAAAACTGTATGAAATATATGGATCCTAAAAATAAAACAGTCCCCGATTATACTACTTTCAGACAATGTAAAATAAGTGGTGTTGAACCACTACTTAAACCTCAAGAAGAATTAGATAGAATAGAAGCAAATAAAGATAAAAGTTCTGAACCATTTACAGTAGAATCACCGAATGTAGAAAAATTTGCCAACCAAGAAACTAAAAATGTCTTTGGTGAAGTTGAAAAAAATTTAAAATTAGTCCTTGGTTACGTATTAGTCTTATTTATAATTGGTATTATACTTTATGTTTCACCATCAATTGCTACATTCTTTTATAATATAATATCTGTAATACTTGTACAAATTGCCCAATATGCAGGAATTGTTGGAACATTATTTGTATCAAGTATTGAAGGATTAGTTACTGGTGTAGTTCAATTAATAACATTTATAGTAAGTGCGTTTGGTATTGTATTTGGTATATCTGCAGATGTAATTAAAGATTTATTAACAGGTATAGTAAGTACAATTGGTATAATGTTTCAAGTATCAAGTAATATTATTTCTGATATTATCACAAATATTACAAGTACAATTGGTATAACGTCTCAAGTATCAAATAATGTTGTTTCTGATATATTTACAGACCTATTTCAATCATTAAGTATTCTATTAACAAGTTTATTCCAAGGTTCTGTATCAATAATACAAAACTTTCTCGAATTTATATTTAATAAATTAAAAAAATATTATATGTTCATTAATAATATAGAAGAATGAGTTTTGTAGAAAATTTTACAAATGATCTTAATAAATCAATTAATACTACCATCAATATTGGTAAAAAAACAATTAATACTACTATTGAATCAGTAGGATCAGGAATTGAAAAATCTATTAATTCTACTGCAAAATCATTAGATAATAATGGTTCTTTACTTAGAACTGTAGATAATTCAATAGATAATTTAAATAAAACAGTATCTAATAAATTAATTACACCAACAATTAAAACCGTAGATAGCTCAGTAGATAATTTTTATAAAACATTGTTCAATACTTTAATCAAACCGTTTGATAAAACCGCAATAATGACATCTAAAGATTATAATATTTTTCGTATAATTGGAATGTTTATTATTCTAGTTATTGGATATATATCAGGACTTTTGTATGATAATACAATCGGACTTGTTTTTAAAAAACTTGGTTTAGATAAAAGAAATAAAGTTTCAAAGAAAAAAAATACTAAAATGTCAGTACTAATGAAAATTCTTAAAACAATCTTAGGTGTATTTGCCGGAATATTAGATATTGTTTTACTTGCTTTTACAAATCAAAATGCTGTATTAACAACAATTGTAAATGATCTTTTAAAAAATAAATAAAAAATAAATAAAAGATAAATAAAAGATAAATAAAATATTATTTATATAAAAATATATAAATATTATTTATAAATAATCTTATGAAACGTGTAGCATATTGTTTATATGGTCAACCAAGAACATATCAAGATGGTGAACGTGTGATTGGAAATTTAATTAATAAATATAGAAATACTCATCATTTTGATTTTTTTTTTCATGTTTGGTATGATGAATCATTAGAAGGATCCGCATATCCTTGTAATCCTTATCGAAAAATTCCTAAAAAATATAGATTAATTAAAAAAGAAACGATTGATAAATTAATTGAAATATATGGTCCAAGAGTATATATAATTGAAAAACCAGTTAATTTTGATCTAGAAAAATTAAAAGAATCAATAATGTATCATGTATCAAATGAAACACAAAGATATAATTTTCCAAATGTTGTATCAAATTTATATTCTAAATATCGCGTATGTCAAATATTAACAGAATATATGCAAAAAAATAATATTAAATATGATTTTATTGCGAGTAGTCGATTTGATATTAGTATTGATATTAATTTTGATCTAAATGTTGTTGATCCAAATATCACCAAATTATATTGTAGATCAATAATTAATAATGAAATTGCAATTAGAGATAATATTATTTTTGCAACATATAAAATTTTTAAAATTTATTCTGAAACATATTTACATTTAGAAGAAATATTAAATGATCAAGAAACTCTTGATATGTTAGATTTAATGAGATCTGGATATTTATTATGTCTGGAAAGATTAGTTACTGGTCAAATTTTAATGAATTATCCAAATTTTACAGATGTTGTTGAATTTAGAGATGATATTCCAGAATTTACAACAATTGCATTTTATTATCCTGATCCAGATGAAGTTTAATTCTTTTTTTTGAGCGTACTTATAGATGGATATTTATTATCATATATATTTTCAACGTAAATTAAATTTCCACTGATATCCCTAATAGATGTTTTATTTACCCAATTATCTGTTTTTGGAAGACATATATAATTTGTACCAGATGTATTTAAAATCATACTCCATAAATGATATGATGAATTTGTTAATATTGCATGATTACATTCAAACATTTGATAAAAATGATTAATATCAGTTATACCATCTCTTTTACCTTCATATATTTTTGCAGATATATTATTTTCAATTAATATTTTTTCAGCATAATTATAATCGTCAGTATATGCAACAAACATTACATTTGGAATTTTTTGTTTTATTATTTCAATTGCATTTTTATAATAAATATTTTTAATTCTAAAGTGAATTGTTTGTTGTTCTGTAAATCCTCTAAATCCAATTAAACATAAATTTTCAATTCGATTTATAACGTTTGGAGGATTCAATATTTTTATACCTTCAGGAATAATTTCTTTAAAATTTTTTATATTCATTTTTAAACCAACAAATAATATATTAACAGAATCTGGTATATTTTCAGGATATATTATTGGATCAAATTGATCTTCTGACGTTATAATTACATATTTGTCTTTAAATATTTCATCTCTATCTTTTATTTCTAAATTGAATATATTTTTATAAAATAATGATTTAATATATCCTTCACATTTATCTTGATCAAACATTATAGGTATTTTATTATATTTCTTACAAATATACAATAAAGTAAAATATTGAAATAATTGGTTACCAAAACCACCAATATATTTATCTACAAATGCATACATATTAATATATATATATATATTAATATATATAAATTAACTCATATTTTTCCAATCTGGTAAGTATAATTTTATATCTGAATTACTTAATCTTCTTTCTTTTCTAATTTCATATAATTTTTTTAGATTTTCTGAAATTACTTCATTTGGTTTTGGAAAATATTCTGCTTTATACCTAGTCATTGCATTTATAGTTGGTTCACTTACGTAATAAATTGCAAAACTTTTTCTAAATTCATTTTCTGGACATTTAATAATTTCTGGTAATCCATGTAATGATATATTATTAGTTTGAAATAATACTGCTCTATTATATATTGGATATATTTTCTTAATACATTCTTTAGGATTTTTATCATTTTCATATGGTTTCCATAATTCTAAAGCACCATTCCATTCTTCTTCCCAATGTTTATTTAAATATATTATTAAATTTAATCTTCTCTCTTTTCCACTAATAGGATGTATTGAATAATCTAAATGAACATCTAATTTTCCTCCTTTTGGATGACAATGAATACCCGCTCCATGTAAATGTGGATCATTTTCTAAATTTTCAATATCTACAATACTTTTAAATAATTTTAATGTTTCTTCTGATTGTAAAAAATTAATTAACTTTTGATATGTTGGTAAATTTTTAAAATCATCAAGAGCCCATTTAATTTCAATTGGATTATTATAAATATGCCATTTAGAAGTCTTAATATCTGGATAAGCATTATAAATATCTTCAAATGTTTTTTCATCTAAAAAATTATCAATTATACAATGTTTATACGGATCACCATTCATAAATTCATTTTTATATTTATCAATATTATTTACCCAATTACCAAAATTCATACAAAAATTTATTATACATATCAATACATATATTTTTTAATAAATTAACATAATTATATTCTTTATAATTAAAATATAATTTAAATTATATGAATTCATCTTCAACTAAAACATCTACTAAATCATCTACTAAGTCATCTACTAAAACATCTACTAAAACATCCATGAAATCATCTAGTATAATTGAATTAACTCGTAATAACAAAAATACTTTAAAAAAATTAATCCAAATAACCGCATTATTTTTAATAATATTAACTATTATGTATTTAATAATTGCTGCATATATCGTATATAAAACTTATTTAGATCCAAATGCTAAAATTACTGTGCCTGAAATTACTGCGCCAGAATAAATTAAATTTCATTTATATCTTCTTCTATATAATCATTCATTTCGTATGTCAAATTCGCATTACTACTTGATTTTTCATTTTCATGTAATAGATAATGAACGACCAATGAATCCTTTCTTCCTAATCTATGAGCTCTTCCAATTACTTGTGTCTCTAATTCTTTTGGCATTTCATGATATAATATTACATCTGTTGCCATTTGTAAATTTAATCCAGAACCATAATGTTTGGCATTCATCATTAATACATTTATTTTTCCATCTGTAAAATCATTTATTACATTGTTTATATGTGATATTCCCCCTAAAATTGACGAATGTTTAATATTTGATTTATTGAATTCTTTTATAATGTCATTAAATGTTTCATCATATGCACTAAATACTAAAAATCTACCATTCTTTTTACCTTTAATAATTTCCATTAAATTCACAATTTTGTCTTTTAATTTATCATTTTCTTTATCTTTTGTAATTCTTGCTTGTTTATAAGAATTATCTAAAATATTCATCTTATCTGTCGTAATAGTTATTCTACAAAATGGACATAAATTTTTAACATTTACAATACACTTCAAACAAATAATATTATTACAACAACTTACAATAACTGGTTTACCACTATTTTCAAAACATATTGGGCAATTATCTTCACCAAAATTATCTATTCTTGATTTAATACTTTGTAATCTATCTTTTAAACTTACTATTTTTTCAGTACTCTTTTTTATTGCCTCTTCTTTCACCTTTTGATCTTGATAATTTACTTTCTTAACATATTCTAATCTTGCTTCCTCATCTGCTATATCAATCTTTGTTCTCTTTGTTAATATATTAAATATATTATCATTTGTATCAATGTTACAATTTAACTTTTTTAATGCCTCCTGAATATTATTTCCATTTATCATATTTATTATATCTTTTGATATGAACTCTTTTACAGCTAATAATTCTCTTGGAGTTAAACATTTTATATGCTTAAATATAATATCTGGAAGTTTCATCGACTGAGAAACATAATCATCGTTATTTTTAATTGTTAGTAAATGATGATAGTTTATAATTCCACTCATCAATTCTTTAATATAATGTCTTCTAATTGTATGAAGTCCACTTGGTGTAGCAGTAATAAACCATGCGAAATTACAACACCAATTGAAATCAGCTGGTAGTTTTATTTGTAATATTTCATCTATTATTATTCGACTGTATTTGACATTTCTAAATTTTTCAAAATATTCACCAAACATATTTGCACTACATACTATTACATCATAATGATGTAATGATTGATTATCGTTTATAACATCTGCTTCATTAATATCATCCGGAATATCATCAAATTCTAAAAAATCAATATCTTTTCTTTTATTAATAACATAGTATTTTAATTTTGAATTCACAAATGCATAATGCCATTGACTTGTTAATGAATGAGGAACTAATATCAGATTAGTCTTTAAACACTTCTTATTGTCTTTAATCTGAACACTACTATATAATGACGATGAAAGTATTTTTTCACAATCTGGTAGCTTAACTGAATCATTAATTAATCCAACAACCATTAATGTTTTTCCACTTCCTACTTTATCAGCCAATACACCATATGAAGTATTTATTTTTATACTTTTAACTTCATTTTGTTTTAATCCTAATATCCTTAATGTATGACCAGATAAATAAAATTCATCTTCTTCATAATTATGAACTATAAAACGATCCACTTCTAATTTTCTCATATGATAAATACCCGTTTTTTGATGTTCTTTTAAAATAATTTTTATATTCTTAGGTTGTTCAATTTTAGGTGATATTATTGTGAGATTGTTCATTGTTTTTTATATACGATATATATTGTTAAATATTTATATATTTAACAATTTATAAATTAATTTTTAATCTTCGATAAACCCTTCATCTATTTCTAACTTATCAGTTATATTAATCGGTTCTATCAATTTATTTAAAGTCTCAATTGTAACAACTTTGTTTTTCTTATATTCATATAGCTTATTCCATACTGATCCATTATCATCTACATAAACATTCATTAGATATTCATCATTCTTTGTTTTCTTTATTTCAAAACCATATTGTATCTTAATAATTTTTTTGATAAAATGAAATGCTTCTTTTTCATCAAGTTCAACAAAATTTCTATGTCTAATCTTACAACCAAACTTATAACATATATTATTATATTCATCATTAAAACATTCTTTGATATTTACAATATTTAATCCAATCATATCTGACGATATTGATTTCGATAAATCATTAATATTAAAACCAAGCATTTCAATGAATTCAAGACTAAAATTATAAGCAGTATATATATTTTTTGTAATCAAATCACTATAAGCATTTTTACGATAACTATCATTCACGATATTTGCTTTCATCAGTTTTATTTTATCTTCTGTTTTCTGAGTTTCTGTACTAAGTATTCTCTTAAGATGACTATAATGTTTCTTTTTTATAGGATCATCATACTGTTCAAACAAGCTTCTTATCTTTTCTTTGTCCTCTCCTAAATTTTCAATATCATAACATTTCTTGAATTTATATCTTTTAACTTTCATTCTTTCTTCATCAGTTATAATCTCATCTTTCTTTGAACTAATTTCTTTATACTCTTCATCTTTAATATCAGGAGTATCAACAATCTTATCCAAATAGTTTTCCTTCTCATTTTCAGTTCTCTGTTTCTTCTGTTCTTTCAAGACCTTGGAAAACTCAATTGTATCATCAAGTTTTAGATAACTTAATTTATATCCCTTATGCTTTAAATATCCAAATACTGACCAGCAAAAATTATTTTTATTTTCAATCGTTTCAACTGTATTTCTAACATATAACTCATATATCGGTTCATTTTTATACGGATAGAATATAACTCTTTCATTACGTTGAGATGTTGGTTGAGATGGTTTCTCATTTGGTTTATCCTCCCCATATGCAACAACATTTGTATTTTGATCAATAAACTTTAAGTAATCATCAATCTTACGAATCTTGTGAGGAACAATATTTGTATGAACATTGTAATGAGTTAAGTAATAATCATTGCAAATTAACTCCTCAGTTTGTCCATATGTTATTTTATTCTCTTCCTTAAATTCCTCATATTTGTCAAATGCTAAAAATATAACTTTATTCCGTGGATGTCTTACACGATGAATCATTTGACAGAACTCTTGGGCTCCTAATGATTCTTCACACCCATATGCATAAATTGCATCAAAGTAATCTTTCTTATCAAATGATACACCCATACAAACTGATGGAGTGTAGATAACAATATCATATCTTGACCAAGTTTCATCAACATTTCTTACAATGTTAATTTTTTCAATATCATTTACATCTCTATTCAAAAATAAAATTTTCTTATTAGGATATCTCTCTTCCAAAATACATTTTAAATCTTTCGCTTTATTATTTGATGCCATTGGAATAATAATCTTTTTATTCTTCTCTAAATCGTTTATGATTTGATTTAACCAATCATTAAACTTCATATACTTTACATCATATTCAGTATATAATTGAAAGTTATTAACAACCATTGATACTTCTTCATCTCCTAGATTCATTACTTTTTGATAATAATTTACACAACGATCACTCAAATCTGCATCTAAAATATATACATTATCCGCTGAACTTAGATATGATTCAAACATATTAATTACCATACTTGCTTTATTATTTTTAGTAAAATGTTGTGACGTCATATATCTTGCTAAAGATTCACACTCATCTATTATGATAGTATGATATTTTGTTCTGTCTAATCTTAAAAGTGAATCAAATTGACAAATTATACGATTATGATTAATATACTGATCATCAAAATCAGAATATAATTTAAAACCATACTTATTTAAATCACCCAATAATTTCGCACCAAATGTTCTTCTACTCGAAATTAACAAAATATTCATATCATCAACAATTAATCCATTTTTAAAATATGATTCAATTAAGTTAGATGTCTTACCAGTACCTTTTTCACTTTGAACTGCTAGTAATTTTGTAGAACCACTATCATAAAACTTCTTATATAATTCAGGTGTTAAATATCTTTGATTCATTATAATAGTATTTTTCTTAGAAGTTAATTGAATTTCTTTCTTAGGATACTCACCAACAATTACCTCTACAGATTTTTTCTCATTTTTAAAAATTCCTTCAATACCAAATCTTTTCGCATCATGAATTAATGATCCAATACTTAGTTTTTGATTCTTTTTACTGCTTTCTAATGTCTTCCAATGTTTGTGAACATCATCAATTCCCTTATATTTTTTAGACTTTGAACTCCATTTGTTAAACAGATCAAGTAAATTAATTCCAGATTTTTTACTAGTATTACATAATATCATACCTACACGAATCCATGGATGATATTGATCACATACTTCCATCGGTAATCCATTTAATATTTTTTCAATATCAATATTGTTGATATCAGAGAGAATTTCTTTATCATCATCTATTAGTTCTTCATATTTTGTTTCCATAAAAGATTCATCTACAAAGTTATCTCCATTGATATCATCAGTATATGTGATAAGGGTTTTCTTGAAAAAATCTAAATCTTTGCCAATTGATGTAGTTTTTCCATCAATTCTATATTCCATCGGAACAAGAACTCTGTTTTCACCAATCTTAGATGAACCCATAATTCTTAAACATGTTAAATTATAAATACTTTCATCACATCCCTCCAGAGCAACTTCTTTTTTCATTCTTCTGAAAAAATCTTTACAAACTAAATGAGACGCAAACATGAGATTATTAAATATTACATGATATGAATATTTCTTCTGACTTGTTTCTTGAGGAATTGTTTCTAAAACAATCACATCAGATATATTATAGATATGTTCATAGAATTGTTCAGCAAAATATAAAACATCTGTGATTGACTTCTTGAGCAATTCCTGACTTTTCTCATATGTTAAATTTTCTTTGGGCAAATCAATGTCCAAAGCAAATTTTAAAGGGGTATCTTTTTGCCAAAACTCATAGTAATGACTATCTTTATTCTCACATGTTTTAATATATATATCTTTTATCGATTTAACCAAGAACTGTTTCCTTCCAGTTTTTGCACTTGGTTTAGATTTTATATCTTCTTGAAATAAATATAACTTAATATTTTTTTTCAAGTTCTTATCATACTCCTTCAGAGCATCAATTTTTGTAACTAAACTCATTATGTTTTATATAATTATTTCTTTATACTATTAATATTTTTCTTTATCAATTTTTTATACAATATCATATATGGTGTAAAAAATTAAAAATTTCTCATAAAAACATCCCCATCAGAATCATAGAAATGTATAATTTCACTACCGTCAGGATTGGTATGGATAATCATTTTCTTTGAATAAAAAATTTCTCTTGGAATATTATCAATTTTCAAAGTACAGTTTTTAGCAATTGTATTACCATATAAATTAAAATAATCTATAACTGTTTTATTATATCTTATTTCTATTGGATTTATATATGGTAAATAATTGGTGTTTATTTCAAATTTACCGGATGTTGCTAATAAAATTGGGATTGTATTGTTCATATAAAATTGAAATATATATTTATTTAAACAAATAAATATATGTATACTAAATGGATAATATCCCATGGATTGAAAAATATAGACCCTCGCAGATAGAAGATATTGTTGGTAATACTCAAGTAATTTCTATTTTGGATAATATGATAGCAAAGAAATCCTTGCCTCATATTATTCTATTTGGATCTTCAGGAACAGGAAAAACATCAACAATACTTGCATTTGC